CTGCTAGAACAGAATTTCCAACAGAAGATTTTTTACCTGAAAATCCTTTTACAACTTCAAGCGGTAGTGACAATTTAATAATCTCTTTTCCAAACGGAGATTTACAAGAAAATGATTTTGTTAGATTAAGAAATGTTAAATCGCCAGTAGGTGGGTTTGCTATTTCTACTTTACAATTATCTACAACTTTAAATGGTGCAATTACAGATTCTGTTACTACAATTACTCTAGCTGATGGGTCGGCGTTTCCTGCATCAGGTTTTATTGTAATTGAAAAAGTAAATGCAGTTTCTGGTTTATTTGAAAATGAAGTTATTGAGTACACTGGAAAATCTTCAAATGATTTAACAGGATGCACTAGAGGGACAAGTGCTCCTTACAGAGGAGTTAGTCCAACACCTACAACTGCGACTTCTCATTCTACAGGAGCAAAAGTTTATGGTGCATATAAAGTACAGTCTTTAAACACAACACAAGTTGAAGGCACCGGTCAACCTCAATTTACAACTAGATTTGATGGTGTAGATATTACCATAACAAGTAATGCTACAAGCACAGAAACAGGAGGCGGTTTTCAGTGTACAATTGGACCCGTTAATGATAGAGCTTAATTATGTCAGGAATTTCAAAATACACATACACTACATTAAAACAAGCGATTCAAGATTATACTGAAGTAAGTTCAGATGTTCTAACTACAACAATTTTAGATGGAATTATTATGGCTGCTGAAATGAGAATTAATCAAGAGCTTCCAATGGATTCAGATAGATTTGTTCAAGAAGGTACTTTAGTTGCAAATGATAACACAATCAATGCACCTGCAGGAACTTTATTTATTAGAGGTATTGAAGTATTTAATTCTACTGCAAACACTGAAGGTAACGGAACATGGTTAGAGAAAAAAGATCAAACATATTTATCAGAGTTTGTAGATAGAAAATTTGGACCACAAGGAGAGATACAGGCTCCTACAGACACGACTAATTCAGTAACAGGTTTTCCTAAGTATTACGCTATGTTTGGTGGTGCTACAGGTCTTTCAGACACTACTTCTGGAGGTATGTATTTAGCCCCTACACCAGACGCAAATTACATGTTCAGAATATATTATAATAAATATCCTACAGGATTAGGTTCTGGAAGTGATGGAGCCGCAGAGACTTATTTAAGCACTTATTTTCCACAAGGTCTTTTATATGCTTGTTTAGTAGAAGCATATGGATTTTTAAAAGGTCCAATAGATATGTTGACACTATACGAAAATAAGTATAAAAATGCAGTACAACAGTTCGCAGGAATGCAACTGGGTAGACGAAGACGAGACGATTACACTGACGGAACAGTTAGAATACAAGTTAAATCACCGTCTCCATAAATAAGGAGAAAAAATTATGGCAATAACATCGGCAATATGTAACAGTTTTAAAAATGAACTTATGACTGCAACACATAACTTTACTGCGTCTACAGGTAACACTTTTAAAATTGCACTATACACAAGTTCAGCTACTTTAGGTGCATCGACTACGGCTTACAGCGCAACAAATGAAATCACTAATACTTCTGGATCTGCTTACACAGCAGGCGGAAAAGCTTTAACAAACATTACTCCATCTTTAGATGGGTCAACAGCTTGTGCTGATTTTGATGACGTTAGTTTTACTTCAGCTTCATTCACAGCTAACGGATGTTTGATTTACAATGACTCTGCAGCAGGCGATCCTGCAGTTTGTGCAGTAGCCTTTGGTGGAGACAAAACGGTTTCAAGCGGAACATTTACTATTCAATTTCCTGCTAAAGCAGCATCAACAGCTATAGTTAGAATAGCATAAGGAGAGTCTCCTTATGTCTAATACTTGGAGCACAGGCGTCTGGGGACAAAACGAATGGGGCGATCAAGGTCCTATTGTATTTGAATTAACTGCACCCTCTGCTGCAACTTCAAGTGTAGGAAGTGTTACAGCTGCTCAAGAAATACCCGTACCACTAACAGCTCCTTCAAATTTAACTTCTTCACTTGGTTCTATAACAACTACTCAACTTTCAATTATTGATTTAACATCTCCTGGCCAGATGACTTCTGAGTTAGGTGATTTTGATAACGCAGGTACGTTAGTTGGTTGGGGTAGAAATGGTTGGGGTGAAGAACCTTATGGGGACTCATTTAATAAATTAGTTCAACCTACAGGAGTCAGCGCAACAACAAGTGTTGGAAGTATATCACCTGCAGACGTTGTAGGATTAACTGCACCTGCCGTAGCAACAGCAAGTGTTGGAGATATTTCTCCAGCAGATGTCATGGGTTTAACGGGGCAATCTGCGACAGCAAGTGTTGGAGAAATTGTAGTTGGAATAGGAGTTCCATTAACTGCACCTGCCGTAGCAACAGCAAGTGTCGGCGCAATAACTCCTGCTGATGTTGTGGGACTAACTGCACCTGCCGTAGCGACAGCAAGTGTTGGAAGTATAACAATAACCGAAACACAAATATTTCCACTTACTGCGCCATCTGCTGCTACTTCCAGTGTGGGTTCTATAGTTATTGGAATAAGTGTTCCTTTAACCGCACCATCTGCCGCTACCTCTAGTGTGGGATCAATTACGCCTGCAGATGTTGTAGGATTAACAGGGGTTGAAGCAACTACAGAATTAGGTACAACAGGCTTTGGAACAATAGGATACAAAAATATTGACATAACAGGGAATACGTCTTATACAGATGTAACGCACGCAGCTTAGGAGAAAAAATTATGGCTTCAACATACACAGATCTAGGTATAGAATTAATGGCAACCGGTGAAAATGCCGGTACTTGGGGAACAAAAACAAATTCAAATTTAAGCCTTATTGAGCAACTTACAGGCGGTCACTTAGCAATATCCATTGCTGGTGGTGCACAAACTACAGATTTAGATATAGATAACGGTGCTTTAACAGGTACGGCTCAACAAAGGGTATTAGAATTAACAGGAACAATTACAGGAGATCAAATTGTAACATTTCCTTTACTTACAGAAACTTTTTATTTTATAAAAAACGGAACATCAGGTGCTAATACAGTTCAGTTAAAAGCCGCTTCAGGTTCAGGTGCAACTGTTACTTTTTCAGCAACTGATAAAGGTTGGAAAATTATTTATCTTGATGGTGTTGCAACTAACACAGGTGTGTATGAGATTTCACCGGTAAACGCTACACTTACTGCGATAGGTGATTTAACACCAACTGACAGTAATATAATTGTTGGTAATGGTTCAACATGGATTGCAGAAAGCGGAGCTACTGCTAGAACTTCTCTTGGTGTATCCATTGGAAGTGATGTACAAGCTTATGATGCACAACTAGCAGATGTTGCAGGTTTAGCCACTACTGACGGAGGTTTTATTGTTGGTAACGGTTCTAATTTTGTTTTAGAAACTGGTGCTACTGCGAGAGCTTCTCTTTCTTTAGATACAGGAAATGATGTTCAATTTGATTCATTTGGTGTTGGTACTGCAGCTTCAGGTACAACAGGAGAAATTAGAGCTACAAATGATGTAACTGCTTTTTATTCTTCAGATGTTGCACTAAAAGAAAATATTACAAATATACCAGATCCATTAGAATCTTTAAAAAAATTAAACGGTGTTTTATTTGATTGGAAAAAAGAATACATAGATCAAAGAGGTGGTGAAGATGGTTACTTTGTTAGAAAAAAAGATGTGGGTGTTATTGCACAAGAGGTAGAAAAAGTTTTACCAGAAGCTGTTGCTGAAAGACCCGATGGTATTAAAGCCGTCAAATACGACAGACTAACTTGTTTACTTATTGAGGCAGTGAAAAAACTTTCAGCGCAAGTAGAAGTTTTAAGTAAGAAGGAGAGTTAAAGTGCCTGTTCCTAATACCAACACAAGTTTATCAGATATTCAAACAGAATTTGGTGGTTCAAATCCAATAGAAATGGAAGAATACTATTCTAATGGACCATTAGTTCCTTCAGCTGCACCAGCACCTAATGGACCTATTCCAACAAGTGGACAGATATCTATTGGACAATTTAGAGGTGCTGAAAATTTAAGTTTTATACAAGC